ATGGCGCCTGCTACTGCAAAGATTTCACTGGCATAACGGCTGTCTACCTGCATGCCCAGGTCCATTAGGTCATCAAATGTTTCTGTGGCTTTTTGTGCCAGTTCGTCCATGTCACCATCACTGGCTTCTAGATCACGCACACCGGGCAAGGCAGCGTCAATCTTGTCAATGGCATTGTCGATTTCAGTTATGGCATACTGTGTGGTGGCAATATCCGGCACAGTTTCGTCTGTATCGGCGGTGCTAGACGGTAAGTCGAAGAGGTCTTCTAATTTTTTAGTCATACCATATTTACCGCTTTTGCGGTATAGTATAGGTTATTTTCCGCCGTTGCGGAACATGTCTTCTTCGGTGATGACACGAAATTTTAGACCGTTGCGGTTGCACCACTTGGTTGCAGAATCCCATTTGGCGTAGTTGATGGCCACTGCCATACGGTCTCTGTTGCTCATTTTACTTTCAATGATGCTTTGCTTTTTGGGTTTGATTTCAATCACTTCGCCAACCAAGATGTTTTGGCGTGTTCTGTAGGTGATCAAAAAGTCCGGCACATAGATGCTTTGTTTTCCAGTGACCGGATTGCGATAAGGGATCTGTATGCTTTCGCTGGCCCATTGCATCACATTGTCATTGTTGTCCAAGAATCGCATAAAGCTCAATTCCCAGCCGGACCTGTAGCGTGGCGTGCCTTTGCCCACATATTTGGTAGGATTTATTACAGTGTAAGGTCCTTGTGCAAACTTGCTCATGCCCGAACGTTTCTTGCCGCATAGTAGTTTGGTTGCACAGGTTGCGAAGTGCCAAGCAAAGTACTGTTACTGCGTTGATTGTTAAGATAATAAGCAATAGTTAAGTTTAGTTCGGCACCACTGTCTGCTGTTTGCATCTGTGCCAACAGTGTCAACACAGGTATGCTTTGTTCGTTTGCTACTCTAAACAGTGCTGTGGCAAAATTTTCAGCTGCTATTGTGGTGGTGTATATTGACTTAAAATAACTGAATACCACATCCCAGTCTGCGGCATCAACAAATTGTTCAAAGCCGTAGAATTCGTCAAACACTCGCACAGTGAGATCAATGTTGTAATTGGTTGCGTTGACTGTGCTCATTTTTTAGGTGGTGCTTTGGGAAACAACATGCTGTTGGCTGAGTTGGCTGCGTTACGCATTGCGCCTGGCAAACCGTTGCGCAACACATCTTGTCTCACAGCAACAGTATCTTTACGAACAATATCTTTCAGCGGAGTTTTCTTCAAGGTCTGGTTTACGTTGAGTGCTTTTTGTACTCCACCAATCACATTGGCAAGACTACCACGCCCCGATGCCAATGCTGTGATATCTTCCATGATACCAACGCCGGCATCGATCAGTCCGCCCTGCCCCAGCACAGTGGATTGACTGCCTGGACGTGAAATTGAACTACGTATCTGATCGTAACGATTTGGATCACCAAATCCAACCACATTGGTATCAGGACGACTTGCTCCAATGGCGCCTGAATAGTATTTTACTGTTTCGTATTTTATTGTCATGGTGTGTGTCATAACACCGTTGCCCTGACTGTAATCATAGGTGTCGTGTCGCCAGTCAGTGATCATAGGATTTATCAGCACATAAGCAGCAAACTTGTGCTGGTTGAGTCCGTAAATTTTAATATCACGAAAGAAAGGCGGCTTGCCTTCTGGGGCAAATGTTCCATCCATGTAGCTTTCGCCAACATAGCCCCAGTCGTTTACAAATCTATCGTTGCTGTAGGTGTCACGTGTGTTGTATCCAAAGCCGGTGGGAGTAGTTTGTAAATTGCCACTGGTACCATTGGTATTAGGAACACCTTCGTACTGCTGTACAGGATCTTTATAATAGTAACTGAAGTAGTTGTACCACATGGTTCTGATCAAGTCGCCGCCGTCGTCGTTAAACGTTATGTTAACAGGTTGATAGTCAATTTTGTTCTGTACCAGTCGTTTACGATTGTACTGGTTCATTGTGTCAACTGAAATTTGATAACTGGGCAGGTCAATTGTTTTGACTGATAATCCGATGCTGGCAGCATCGCCGTTGCCCAACATGTTCTGTAGGAACGGAATTGCTCCTGAATTTAAATTAAAATATGTGTGGTAGTTGAACTTGAATCTAGGCGCAAGTTCGTATCCATTCGTGCGAAAGGTTTTCGAGGCGTGGGTATAATCTCTTAACCCGTTGTCACCAAGAAAACCTTTTAAAAAGTCTTGACCAAAACTCATTTGGCTACTTAGGCGCCTTCAACGCCACCCAAGCCGGTCACTGTGCCCAATGTGGTACCAAGGATAGTGCCTGTTTCACCAACGCCACCGCCAACAACCTGATTGGCATTGTCAAAGGTAATGCTCAGTGCAATGGTCATTGCTTCACTGCTTCCATAGTTAGCGTCACCATAGTTTACTTCTTTCAAGTAGCAACCGTACAATTCCCAAGACTCCAACACAGTTGGCGCAACACCACCATTGCCGCCGTCCAGTACTTCAAATTTGGTTGTGAACTTGTAATCTGCACCAGCGGCTGCTGATGCCATTTCAAAAAAGTCCAGTTGTTTCTGTAGCTGTGAACCAACCAGTTGTTGTACATTAGCGCCGGCATCGTCACGCAGGTTACAACTTACATCACCCCAGGAGTGCTTGCCGGCCATTTTTAGCGTGGAGTTGTAGATTGGTATATCAATATTTTCAAATGTCACTGTTGGACGTGTAAAATCAATGACCTGTTTGGTCATCTCAGTTATTGGACCACCTTGCACACCAAAATTTTCAAATATCACTCGAAAGCGGTATTTTAATTTTGGCATTAATATGCCGGTACTGCCTTGACTTTGGTCACTTGCCAAGGGTACTGTCATTTTGTTTAACGATGCTGAAGCCATAATTTTTATCCTCTGTTACTGTTATTTATGTTATCTATACCTGAGCGAAAATAGGAGACGTCGTCTCCTATTTTATTAGCCTCCGGCTGCGATTTCTCCGGTGTTCTTGATACGAACTGGAATGTAGATAAATTCAACAGCTTTCACTGGCTCGATAGCAATGTCCACATATAATTCGTTACGATCTATACGAGCAGGAGTATTGTTTGAATCATCACACACTACCAAATAGTCATAGATACCACGTTTAGCAACCAGATCAATCATCAAGCCGTCAATGGAATTCTTGATTTGATTTCTAGTAATCTGATCGTTTGGCTCGAACAGGTACTGTTTGCCAATAATGTCCAAGCGTCCACGAATAAATGCAACCAAACGTGCCACGTTGATACGATCCATTGCTGTGGTATTGCTTGTGGTTGTTTTGTTACCAAAGTTGGTGATGCCTACACCCGGAATAAATGTAATTGGATTAATTGCATTTTCGTACAACACATCACGCAGGCCTTGACGCACGCCTAAGGGTTCAAATTCGCCCGATGTTGCGTTGATATAGCCCAGTTGTACAGCGTTGTCAATGACACCACGACGTGTTCCGGCTGGAGCAAACCAAGGGAACGACACTTCATCACTGCGTATGATTGTGCGAATCATCATGTGACTTGGTGCTGTTACTACAGGACTGCCGCTTAGGTCAGTGGTCTGACAGCTTGGGTAAAACACACCCATGTATTCATTGCCCACTGTTAGGCCGTCGCCAGTATCCAATCCTAGGCCGTTGTTGTTGGAGGCCCAGGCCAATACATCGTTAGGGCTCAAACGCAATGGTGTATCACCAACAATAAATCCTGTGTTGTTGCGCTCGTTGTTGAGTGCAATCATGTTGGGCATCAGCTCGGGATATGCCGGAGTTGCCAACAGATTGAACTGGCGCTGTTCTTCACGAACATCGGTATTTATATCAATACCTGACTTCAGTGCAGCCACAATCATTGCACGTTGTGCCTGACGGCCCATGTACGGAGCACCATTGGCTTTCAAGCCACTGGCTGTTACCCAGGCGTTGGTCACTAGGGGCAGTGTATCGTCTGGATAAGTGTCTGCGTTGAAATAATCAACTTGGAAACTCTTGACATTGTAGCCGCTGCGGCGTGTGTTGAACAGCAGCATGCCCTGTGGATACAGTGCTGGGTTTGGTGCATCTAGATCCAAATGATCACTGGTCAGCAAACTGGTGATTGTTGGAAAAGCGCCTGTGATAGGATCAGTATCTCCGTTTGTTGCCCAACGTGCATCGGCAAACAGCACGCCATTTTCTGTGGTCTGATCAGTGTTGTCAATGGCTACCCACTGATCAACTCCGTTGACAAGCTGCCAACGGTATATCTTTGGATAATTCTCCAAATCACTTGTGTCAACCCATAAATCACCATATGCCAG